GTTGAGGCCGTCGTCGGTGAAGCCGTAGGGGACGGTTGTCGAGCCCAGCTTGCGGAGACCGGTGAGCACGCCCGCGGGGCCGCCGAAATAGCCGCTGCGATTGCCGGCGGTTGGGCCGGCGGTGAAGACGAGCAGGTCGAACCACGGGCCAGGCGGTAACGCACAGCAGCAGTTGCTCCCCCGGTCGCTCATCGTCGCCAACTCCTTAGTCGTCAGGCCCACTCGGTAGGCGCGCTGCAGCTCATCCACACGATCTCGCCGCCGATCCACTTCACCAGCACGCCCTCGGCGATCACTTCGGTCTCTTGGTGCGGGAGGGTCACTGTCGCTTGGTTGCGGTCGATCAGGTAGTCCGCGTCGTCGGGCACGTCGTCCCACTCGGCGCCGTCGTAGGCGCCGGCCGTGACGGTCGTGTTGGCCCGCTTGATGCCGATCGTATCGACGAGGTCCCAGTCGCCGGCGTCACGCACCCCTGTCGTCGCCGTGTTGGCCTTGTAGACGCTTCCTGAGTGCGAGGACCAGTCGCCAATGCTGTAGCTCTCGGCCTCGTCGTACGGGTCGGCAGAGATCAGCACGAAGTTGCCGACGACGTACCCCTCGGCCTCATCGAAGGGGCCGACGCTGTTGCGGCGGATCGCTTGCCACGCTTCGAGCTCGCCGGGGACGGTGATGTCGCCGCCCTCGGTGATCACGGCGGCCGTGGAAGTCGAGACGCGGCCGGTGAGGACGCCGCCCAGCGTGGGCTGCCCCTTGGGCCCCCACCCCTTCTTCCCCTTCCGAGGCGCCTGCTTAGGGCGTCCGCGCCAGTCGCGCAGCATATCGACGATGCCGTCTTCGGTCGGCTTGTCGAACTGGAAGGGCGGGTTCTTCACGCGGGGATCGCCCCCGTGAACGGCAGCGTGTCGAAGTCCGTCTCTTGCAGCGTCGCGAACTTGAGGACGTTGCCGACGGCCGACGGGTAGTAATCGCTGAGCCGCCAGCCCGCGCCCGGCGAACTGACCTCGGTGCCGTCGGTGAGCAGCACGGGCTCGCTGCATGCGGTGCGGTCCGTGACCGTGCCCGCCGCGTCGGTGATCGGGTCGGTCGCTACGACGAGGTCGGGATCCGTGCTCCCCTTCCTCTTGTGCATGAAGCCGCGGTTGACGAACTCGCGCCGCCAGGGCTTGTCGTTGGCGAACAGGCGGACCTCGACGGTCCAGAAGCTGACGCCGCCGGCGAACTGACGCTGCCCTTGACGGAAGGGCCCGCAGAGCAGGTAGTTCGCTGCGTAGCCGAGGTACGTGTCGTCGTTGAGGCGGTTGGCGAAGTTGCGGTTCAGCTCGCGCGTGGCCGTCGCCGACGCCACGTTGAACGTGAAGACGTAGACCTCTAGCTCGCGTTCTTCCTCGATCGCCTCGTCGAAGGGCTGGCCCGCCGAGTTGACGATCGGGTTGCCGTCGCGGTCCTCCTCGACGATGCGAGTCACCGTCCGCTGGTCGATCCAGTACTTGGCCGGCTCGCGAACCGGATGGAAGCCGGTGCCGGCGAGGACGGGCGGGCTCCACGGGTGCGGGCCCGGGCCGCTGATGATCGCTGGCGGCAGCATGGGCGCGCCGAGCGTGAACGTCGGGTCGGCGCCGGGTGGCAATGGCGTGAACCGAACAGCAACGTGCCACAGCGTCGGTGTATCACTGCGGGGCTGCGTGACATTGAAGCCTCGGGCCACGCTGCTCGGGTCGGGGGTGCCGTTGGCGCGGATGTAGGGGGCCATCCAGTTGGGGCCCGGGTCGGGACCGGCGACGAGAAACCCGTCGAGCACGTCGCGGGCGTCGTTGTTCGGGTCGTCGGTGCGGACCTGATAGGTCAGGCCGTACGTGAAGGCCAGGTCCTCGTTCACGTCGAGGTCCCGCCCGTCGGTCATCAGCTTGCAAGAGACGACTGCCATAGGCGGCAATCTTGTCGCCGGGCCGGAGGCTTCACGCGCTGCGGGGCTTGGGGATCGCCTTCCACATATCGACGAGCTGCGTGAGCATGTCGGCCGACTTCTTTGTGTTGGTCTCGATCTTCGGCGCGCTCTTGTCGGCCGGGTTGAGCCGCGCCGTCCGCTGGTTGGCTCGCAGGGCCATGTAGCCCTCGCTGCCGCCCGCGTCCACGAGGTTGTTGATCCGGTCGGAGACGGGGCCGATCTTGAAGTCGTCGGCGGCCGACTTGCCGCGTGCGAGGCCGCTCAGCGATGGGATGCCGAGCGTCGCCGCGTTGAGGCCGCCGCCCAGCATCTGCCCAATCGACCGCGCGCCGCTCGACGTCGCTTGTAGCTGCCGGATCGCCGCCATGCCGTCAATCTTGGGCATCCGGTAGCGGTGCTTGTAGGTCGAGGCGCCGGCGACGGCGTTCTTGCCGAGGTTGAAGAGCCCCATCGCCTGCCCGCCCAGTTTTGCAAGCTCGTCTTTGGCGAAGGCTTTGTCTGCCGCCGCCTTCGACGCTTTGTGGTGGGCATCTTGCTCAGCCGTCAGCGCACCTGCCTTGTCACCGTTCGGATCGAAGCCCGTCGCGAGATTCACGGCGATGTCTTTCGTCGCCCCCTTCGAGAACTCCCACCACTTCCCGGGCAGGGAGAGCTTGAGCATTTCGGCGTCGAAGACGGCGTTGGTGAGGATGCCGCCAAAGGTCGAGATGTCGGCGACCATCGTCTTGAGCGGCAGCAGCGTGGCGCCGATCTTATCGGCGAGCGCGCCCCAGGTCTTGTTGGCGCGTTCGGTTGCATCGGCGTAGGCCTCGGCGGCGTCAGTCATAGCCTGCGTAGAGCCTCCTAGCATCGACGCTTCGGTCATCAGCCCGCGAACGCCTTGCTCACCGAGGTTCATCATCGTGACGAGGCCGGCGCCCTCTTCCTCGAACAGCTTCGTGGCGATGCGGAGCTTGTCGGCTTGGTTGGTGACGCCCTCCATCGCCCGGGTGATCGCCAAGAACTTCTGCTCGGTGGGCATCGCGTTGAGGGCCGCCGCACTCAGCCCCAGGTCGTTCAGCACGTTCACCGCTTCGCCGCCGCCCCGCGCCGCTTCGGCGATGCGGATGTTCATCTTCTCGAGGGCGACGTCGGTCGTCCGCTCGTCGACGCCACTACGGCTGCCGGCGTAACGCAGTTGCTCTAGCGCCGGCACGCCGATTCCGATCCGCTTCGATCGCTTGCCGAGGTGATCGAGCCGCATCACCAACTCGTTGAGCTCTGTGTTCGCGGCGCGGATACCCAGGGCCGCGCCGCCGAGCGCCAGCAGCTTGATCAGCGTTCCGCCCGGGATGAAGAACGTCGCGATCTTCATCAGCGAGCCGACGACGCTGGTCAGGCCGCCGCCGACTTGCCCCGCACGGCCGATCGTCACCAGCCCCGTGCCGACTGTCATCAGTCCACGCCCGGCCGCCATCGCAGCACCCGGCGCGCCGATCACCGTGAGGGCCGATCCGACATGCTTGAGGACGCCAACGGACGCCGACGACTTGGACGAGGCGATCGTCTGGAGGCCGCCGCCGACGTAGCTGAGGCCCTTGCCCGCGGAGATCGCTACCGCCGGCGACGCGATAGCCATCAGGCCCGTCTTGACGATCGAGAGGCCCTTGCCGCTCTCTTCGCCCGAGCGGCCGACGACGCGGATCAGCGACGCGGTCGTCTGCAGCGCCTTGTTGGCCCGCGGCGTGTTGGCCGCCACGTTGACGGTGAGAGTGCCGATCGACATGCCTCAGTCCTCACCCCAGGGAATCGTGGGCATGAGGTCCTCGATGTCCGGCAAACTCTTGCCTTCTTCGTGGGGGATGCCCGCCAGGATCGTGCGGATCAGGTGGGCGGTTTGCTCCCAAGAGACGGGGTCGAGCGTCTCGTGCTTGGCGAAGACTTGCAGCTCGCGGGCCTCGGCGACGCTGAGGACTTTACTCAGCTCTCGCGGCACGATCCGGTAGTGCAAGGACAACTTCAACCACCAGCGGCGCCAGTGGTTGGCGGCGAGTTTTTTGTGGGGTCGTCCTTGAGGCCGGTCAGCTTCATGGCTGCCCAATAGATGCGGCGGATGACGCCGCCGTGCTTCTCGCCAAGGAGGCTCAGCTCGGCCTCGTTGAAGCCCAGGGGCGAGCCGTCTTCGGTGACCATCGCCATGGCCGCGCCGACGATCAGCTCCTTGGCGTCGTTGCCGAGGTCCCCGAGCTGGCAGAGCTGCTCGGCGGTGAGCGCTCGTACCCAGACGCAGGGGAGATTGGGGGCCCACTCGGGTGTCAGGACCGGCTCGGTCTTGATGTCCTCGGCCGCGAAGAGAGCGGCCTTCATTTCGGTTGCGTTCAAAGTCATCCCCCGTTGAGCTTCACGTCGTATCGACGCGTGGTGTTACTTCTTCGGCTTCTTCGCCGCGGGCTCCTCGGCGGGAGCTTCGGCCGCTGGGGCCTCGCCGGTCTCGACGGCGACCAGCCCGTTCTCAAGTTCGCGGAGCTTCTTGAGCTCGGCCTCGTGCTTCTGCCACTCGACGCCCATCAGCTCGACGACCTTCTCGAGGATCGCGATCCGCGTGGTCACGTCGATGTCAATGCCACCCACCGACTTCGGGAGCCAGTTAATCGGCGGCGGACCGCCGGGCTGGTAGAGGCGGATATAGCCAATGCGACGCTTGCCCAAGAAGACGCCGAACATATCGACGGCGTGGTGCTGGACGGTGACCTGGCTGGCGACGGCGGCGCTCATAGCTTGATCCTTACGGAGAGTCGCGGCGTGTGTCGCCGCGGAGATAACTACGCGCTCGCGGCGGTAACCACCGGGTAGCTCGTCACCTGCACGCTGAGCGTTGAGAGTCGCCGGCCGTTGGTGCTGAGACCGCCCGGCTTGTAGCTCTTCACGAAGGCGTTCGCCCAGACCTTGGTGCCGCCGTTGGTCATGCCCGCTGGCACGGGGAACGTCAGCGTCACCGTTTGCTTGAGGAGGATGAAGTCCTCGACCTCCAGCGACTCATCCGCTTCGAACTCGACCTCGAGCATGCCGGGGACCGGGAGGTCCGTCGGCTCCATCGGCATGCAGTCGCGGGGGTCGAGCGCCAGGGTGGGCGACTCGAACGAATCGCCGTCGTAGTCGGGCTCGGTGATCTGCGTCGTTCCGATGCCCGTGGGCGCCGTGGCGAACGTGACGACCGCCTGTTGACCCGTCTTCTTGGCCGCCATGTTGGTTCACTCTGCGGGGACAGCGTCGTGGAGATACCAAACTTCGAAGTCAACGACGCGCCGGTAAGTCCACGCGTCGCTGCCCGGTCGAGGTGGATCCTTGCGGGCGTAGCTGTTGTCCGCCGTCGCGTCCTCGATCTCGACCAGTTGGCTCGTCGCGTCGCGCGTCTCAGGGAGACGCACCCCCGCGAGCACCGAACCGCCGAGGATTCTTTCGACGTGCCGGCCGATTGCATCCGCGGTGAGGCGGTCGTCGGCGTGGCAGTCGTACTGCACCCGCGCCGTGCGGAGCTGGCTGCCGCCTTCGAGCGTGTCCTCACGCCGGTCGCTCAGCACCTCGTAGGCGATCGCCGGAAACCCTTCCTTTTCGGGGACCGCGTCGGGGAAGACGCTCGACGACGTGGCGAGCAGCGCAACGAGCGCAACGTCGTCGAGCAGCTTCGTGCGCAGAGCCGTCGATAGATCACCTTGAGGCATGCCGCAGAGCGTCGCTCACAACCGGTTGGTACGTCGGACCCACTGATTGAGGTGCTGCTGCACGTGCCGCTTGAAGCGGGGCTCGTTCGCGTAGAGCGTGCGTCGCAAAAACTTGTCGGCGGGGACTTCTCCACGAGCGTCGCTCGCTCGGCCCGCCTTGCTGGTGGGTCGCTTGCCCGCCTTCCAGCCGAACTCCAAGAAGCCGGCGTAGTACGTGTCGCCCTGGAAGGCCTCATTCTTGGGGAAGCCGACGCCAGCGCAACCGCCAGGCATTTCGCGAGCGACCGAGAAGGCTGCGAGCTGGCTGGCGAGGAAGCCGCTGCCGGTGGGGATCTCTTGCCGCACCTCGGGCAACAGCACGTCACCCGCAAACGTGTCGCACGCCTCCTGCATGGCCGCGTCGAGCGACCAGCGGCCGGAAGCCCGGGCTAGCTCGTCGAAGAGATTGGCGAGCGCCTCGACGCCGTCGATCGAGATCGAGACATCGTCACCGGATGTGTTGAGGCTGGCGGGCATGCCTCAGAGAGTGCAGCCGGCGTGGCGTTTACTAGACGCTCCGGCAGACGCACACCAGCTCGCGGCGCATCCCCGTCGGGTCGCCGACGCTCTCGATCTCCAAGAGCACATCGCCCCACAAGAGGCGGTTGAGCGGAGTGACGGCCCGGTATCGCATCCGCACGGTATGAGTACTCGTGGCGGAGACCTGGCGGTTGCGGGTTGATTCGCTGCCGCCGGTGAAGATCACTTCGCAGGGGACCCGCTTGGCGACCGCTTGCCACTTATCGAGCGGTTGGCCGGCAGCGTCCGCGCCCCCTTTGGGCTCGAGCACGTCAACGCGTTGACGGAGCTTTCCAGCCGGCAAGGTCATGAATAATCGCCCCACTTCAATCCGGCGATCAGTCGCATGAAGCCCGCCGGCACGGGCTTGGGGTCGCCACCGACGGCGACCGCTTCACGCATCAAGTACCAGTGGCCCACCAGCAGCCGGCAGGCGTGCTTGGCGCGTGCGGGCGGGGTTTCATAGCCCGCCGTGTAAAGGGCGACCACGGGGCGTCCTGCGAGCGCAGAGGGCCATGCCGTGAGAGGTAGGACCGCGCCGGGCGTGCTTGCCGTGTTGACGTAGAGATCCTCGACGTCGATCTCTGCGGGTGAGCCATCGACGGCCGTGTAGCTGAGGCTCTGAAGGCTGACCAGCGGAGGCCGGGGCAGGTAGATCGGCTCGGACGAGCAGCTCGGGAAGCCTTCGAAGACGGCCCGCAGGGTCTGGCGTGTGAGGGCCCGCCGCACGCTGACCTCGATCTCTTCCTGAGCGGCGGCGATCAGGTCGGCGAGGTAGCCGTCCTCGTCGTCGATCGCCAAGCAGTGCCGCCGCGCGTCCTCGATGGTGAGGAGGGCCGTGGCGGGCTCGGCAGTGCGCTCGCAAGTCGGGGTCATCGGTCGGGCCCACTGCGGTTAAGGGAAGAGGCTAGGGCCCGCCTAAGCGTTCCCTAGCCTCTAGCATCTGTCCTCTAGCCTCTTCGCCTTACTTAGCGAGCGAGGCGATGTGCTCGCGGAGCTGGTCCGCCTTCGCTTGGCCGATCCCTTCCAAGAGCAGGATCGTGCCGTCTTCGAGGCCGTCGCTGACTTTGCCGGCCGTGTCGAGGCCCGCCTTGAGGAGGATCGTCTTGAGCGAGGCGGGGATGCCGAGCGAGGCGGTCTTGTTGTCACGCCAGGTCGCGGTGGCGGGGGCTGCGGCGACCGGAGCGGGAGCAACCGGGGCTGCTTCGACCGTGGTCGTCGGCGCCTCGACCGGGGCGGGCGTATCGACGACCGGCGCCGGTGCGTCAGCGACCGGGGCATCGACCACGGGGGCCGGCGCCGTCTCGACAACCGGAGCGGCCGGAGCAACCGGCGACTGGCCAGCAGCGTAAGCGGCGACGGTGGCTTCGAGTTCGGCAACGCGGGCACGGGCGGCGAGCAGCGCGTTCTCCGTGTCGCGCAGTTGGCCACGGATCTCGGTGAGGGTCTTGTTGAGTCGCTCGACCATTTCGCTGTCGTCGTACTCAGCCCGTCCGGCCGGAACTGCTGCGACGGTCGCTGGGTCCGGATCGATCCACTCGATCGCGTCGCCGAACTGGCGTGCAAACTCGGGCTCGAACGGGTAGGTCTCGCCCACCTCGTAACCCCACCCCTCGACGGGACGGAGGAACTTGACGCGGACCGCTTTGG